ACTGGCACTCATTACATGTACTTGCAGTGGAGTAAGATTGATGTTGGGGCCCCTGAGTTTAGAGAAGCAAACAGATTATTCTTTATATTTTGGGAAGCATGCAAAGCCGACTCACGATGTTATGGAATGTGTTATCTCAAGAACAGACGGTCTGGTTTTTCATTCATGGCATCGGGGGAAACTGTTAACATGGCCACAATATCATCTGATTCACGGTTCGGCATATTGTCCAAATCTGGGGCTGATGCTAAAAAAATGTTTACCGACAAGGTCGTACCAATATCCGTTAATTACCCGTTCTTTTTTAAGCCCATACAAGACGGTATGGACCGCCCGAAAACAGAACTTGCTTACAGAGTACCAGCGTCAAAGCTTACCAGAAGAAAACTTGATCAAGGCGAAAAGCCGGAGGAGCTCGAAGGGCTCGATACAACAATCGACTGGAAGAATACAGGGGACAACTCGTACGACGGTGAAAAGCTCAAACTCCTCGTACACGACGAATCGGGAAAATGGGAACGGCCGGACAACATTTTAAACAACTGGCGAGTCACAAAAACAACACTTAGATTAGGGTCTAGAATTGTAGGCAAGTGCATGATGGGCTCGACTTCAAACGCATTAGACAAAGGTGGAGCAAATTTCAAAAAGTTATACGAAAATTCAAACGTTACTAAACGAAACCGCAATGGACAGACTAGCTCGGGACTATATTCTTTGTTTATACCTATGGAGTGGAACTACGAAGGATTCATTGATGCTTATGGAAACCCTGTCTTCGATACACCAAAAGAACCAGTTGAAGGACCGTATGGAGAGCTTATTGACCAAGGGGTAATTGAGCATTGGCAAAACGAAGTTGATGGTCTTAAAAATGATCAGGACAGCTTAAACGAATATTACAGGCAATTTCCGAGAACAGAGCAGCACGCTTTTAGAGATGAAGCAAAGGAGTCTTTATTCAATCTAACTAAGATTTACGAACAGATAGATTATAATGAAGAAGTTCGAAACGGAATGCAAGTTACACAAGGTAGTTTTCAATGGGAAGGTGGGGAACAAGATAGCAATGTAATATTTGCACCAAATACGAATGGAAGATTTAAAGTGTCTTGGGTGCCTCCTAAAAATTTACAAAACCGTGTGATAGTAAAGAATGGTGTCAAATACCCAGGCAATGAGCACATTGGCGCTTTTGGGTGTGACTCATATGATATATCAGGAACAGTTGATAAGAGAGGATCAAAAGGTTCTTTGCATGGATTAACCAAGTTTAGCATGGAAGATGCGCCACCCAATATGTTTTTTTTAGAATATATTGCTAGACCCCAGACAGCTGAAATATTTTTTGAAGATGTACTTATGGCATTAGTGTTTTACGGAATGCCACTATTGTGTGAAAATAATAAACCTCGATTGTTATACTATTTAAAACGAAGAGGTTATAGAGGGTTCTCAATGAACCGGCCAGACAAGCTTTGGAATAAGCTTTCTGTTACAGAAAAAGATATAGGCGGTATACCAAACTCGTCTGAAGACATTAAGCAAGCACACGCTGCTGCAATTGAAAGTTATATAGAAAATTATATAGGCCAAGTTAAAGAGGGTGTGTATGGTGACATGTATATGCAAAAAACATTAGAAGACTGGGCCGGATTTAATATAAATAACAGAACAAAGTTTGACGCAACAATTAGTTCTGGCTTAGCTATTATGGCTTGTAATAAAAACAGATATAGACCATCTGCGGAAAAAGTTATAGAATCTGTTCCGCTTGGGTTTAAAAAATATAACAACAAAGGATATAGTTCAAAAATAATATAATAAATGGTTAATACTAATTACAACAGCTCGTTTCCCGATCAGGTGGTACCTAATGAGGAAAAGCAGTCATTGAACTATGGTTTGCAGGTGGCGAGAGCTATTGAAAACGAGTGGTTTAGAAATAACCGCGGTGGGGATCGTTTTACTTCTAATTTTCAGGAGTACCACAGGAGAAGGTTATATGCTAGAGGTGAGCAGTCTATTCAAAAATATAAAGATGAATTATCTATTAATGGTGATTTATCTTATTTAAATTTAGATTGGAAGCCTATACCTATAATACCTAAATTTGTAGATATTGTAGTTAATGGTATGTCGCACCGCCATTATGAAATAAAAGCAAGTGCTCAAGATCCTGTTGCTCAAAAGAAAAAAACAGATTACGCTAAAGGTATAATGTTGGATATGAAAAAATATCAACAACTTATGGCCCTAACAGAGCAAACAGGCAGAAATTTCTTTTCTACCGATGACCCGCAAGGATTGCCAAAAAACAAAGAAGAGTTTGAGCTGCATATGCAAATGGACTATAAAGAGTCTGTTGAATTAGCAACTGAGCAGCTTATAAATAACTGTTTAGATAAAAATAAATACGACGAAATTCGTAAAAGAATTATACAAGACCTGGTTGTATGTGGTATTGGGGGAGCTAAGACAGAATACAATAAATCAAATGGGTTACAAGTAAAATATGTTGATCCCGCAAACTTAGTCTACTCTTATACTGAAGATCCTAACTTTGATGATTTATATTATATAGGCGAAGTGAAACAAATTTCGTTAAGCGAAATTGCTAAGTTATTTCCATACCTTTCACCACAAGATATTCAAGAAATACAAAAGTACCCCGGCAATAATGATTATATAAGAAATTATTATGGTCAAAACGATAACAATACAATAAGTGTTATGTTTTTTGAATACAAAACTTTTGAAAGGCAAGTATTCAAAATTAAAAGAACGGAGTTTGGTTTAGAAAAAGCATTAGAAAAAACTGATGTATTTTCTCCTCCTCCAAGTGATAATTTTGAAAGAGTAGAAAGAGTTATTGAGGTGTTATACACAGGGGCTAAAGTTCTTGGGCATGAAAAAATGCTTTCGTGGAAGCTAGCCGAAAATATGACAAGGCCATATGCAGATTCTCCTAAAGTTGAAATGAATTATAGTATAGTAGCGCCTAGAATGTATAAAGGTAAGATTGAATCATTGGTTAGCCGTGTTACCGGCTTTGCGGATATGATTCAGCTTACGCATTTAAAATTGCAGCAAGTTTTATCTCGTATGGTGCCAGACGGTGTTTATGTAGATGTTGACGGCTTAGCTGAGGTTGATTTAGGCAATGGGACTAATTATAATCCGGCGGAGGCATTGAACATGTATTTCCAAACCGGTAGTATTGTCGGACGATCATTTACGCAAGATGGCGATATGAATCCCGGCAAGGTGCCTATTCAAGAGTTGCAAACATCATCTGGGCAAGGCAAAATCGCTTCGCTTATTAGTACGTATCAATATTATCTACAGATGATAAGAGACGTAACAGGATTAAATGAAGCGCGCGATGGGAGCACGCCAGATAAGAATGCGCTGGTTGGTCTACAAAAACTTGCAGCAGCGAATAGCAATACAGCTACAAGACATATATTGCAATCAGCTTCTTTTATTACGCTTAGATTATGTGAAAACATTTCTTTAAAAGCTAAAGATATATTTGAATTTGCTTTAACAGAAGAAACACTATTAGAAAGTATAAATCAATTTAATGTTGAAACGCTAAAAGAAGTTTCTGAGTTGCATTTGCATGATTTTGGTATATATTTAGAACTTGAGCCTGACGAAGAAGAAAAAGCTCGACTTCAGCAAAATATACAAGCTTCATTACAAGCTGGCTCAATATATTTAGATGACGTTATAGAAATACAAAACATCAAAAATATTGATTTAGCTAATAAATATTTAAGGCTTAAAAGACGTCAAAAGCAACAACAAGATCAGCAAGCTCAACAGGCTAATATACAAGCCCAAGCGCAAGCAAATGCCGAAACAGCCGAAAAAGCAGCTCTTGCAGAATTACAGAAACAGCAGGCTCTTACAGAAAGTAAGCTACAATTAGAGCAAGGCAAGTCACAATTTGAAATACAAAAACTGGAGCGTGAAGCTGAAATAAAAATGCGCTTAATGGAACTTGAGTTTCAATTTAACAAACAGTTAACAGAGGCACAATCTGAAGCTTTAAAAAATAAAGACGCTTACAAGGAAGATAGAAAAGATGAGCGTACTAAAATACAAGCGTCGCAACAATCAGAATTAATTGATCAGCGCAAAAACGATACATTGCCTAAAAACTTTGAATCCGCTGGGTTTGATGTCTTAGGCGGTTTTGACTTAGGTCAGTTTGATCCTAAGTAATTTTTACTAATTTTATAATATTTTATCATGGCAGAAACAGTCAAGCAAGAGGGTGAATTTAAAGTTAAACCTCGAAAAATGAAAAAGCTTTCTGAGGCACCTAAAACTATTAAAGTAGATTTGTCTCAAAAGCCGGAAGAAACTAAAGAAACAGGTGATACCATTAAGGTAGACCTTACCGAAAAAACACAACAAAAAGATGCCGTTCAAGTCAGTACAGCAGATGAGAGCAATGCTCCTGTCGAAGAATCCGGAGACTCGCAAAGTAGCGAAGAAGTGGTTGAAGAAGTACGGCAGTCCGAAGAAACGGTAGAAGATACACCTGTAATACAAGAAATAACAGAAAAAGAGGTTCAGGCAGAAAAAGAAACTTTGCAAGAGCAGGTTGAAGAAGCTGTGCAGGAGTCGCAGGACACCGCTGAACCATTGCCGGAAAATATTCAAAAAGTTGTAGACTTTATGAGTGATACCGGTGGGACATTAGAAGATTACGTAAGATTAAATGCAGATTATTCTAATGTAGATAACAATACACTTTTGCGGGAATATTACCGCCAAAGCAAACCTCATCTTGATTCAGAAGATGTAAATATACTTTTAGAAGATTTTACATGGGACGAAGAATTAGACGAGCAGAAAGATATACGTAAGAAAAAAATTGCGTATAAAGAAGAAGTTGCGAAAGCTAAAGGTTTTTTAGAAGGGCTGAAAGATAAATATTACGACGAAATCAAGTTGAGACCCGGCGTAACTCAGCAACAAAAAGAAGCAGTTGACTTTTTCAATCGATACAATGAAGAGCAGCAAACTATAAAGCAGCGAACTGATAATTTTCAAGGGCGTACAAAAAATTATTTCAACGACGATTTCAAAGGTTTTGATTTTAAACTCGGTGAAAAACAATTTAGGTACGGACTAAAAGATAATTCTTCAGTCGCAAATCAACAATCAGATATAAGTAACTTTATCAAGAAGTTCTTGAATGACAAGGGTGAAGTGTCAGATTTAAGTGGATATCATAAAGCTTTATACGTAGCTAACAATCCTGACCGTATTATAAACCATTTTTATGAACAAGGACGTGCTGATGCAGTTCGTGATTTAACAGCTAAATCAAAAAATATTAGCAATGAACCACGATCAACGCAAAGCGGCGACGTTTTTGTTAATGGCTATAGGATCAAATCTGTTAGCGGCGCGGATTCTTCAAGACTTAAAATTAAAACAAAACGTTAAAACTTAAAATTTATAAAAAATGGCATTATCACCTTTGTACGGCTCGTTGATCCCAACGGCCGCAAAACAAACCGGCACTTCAAACTATCTTGATTTTACAAGTGGTGCTGGTAATGACTTTTCTCAACAATATCTACCTGAAATTTATGAAGCTGAAGTAGAGCGATACGGAAATCGTACGCTTTCTGGATTTCTTCAAATGGTAGGTGCTGAGATGCCGATGAGTTCCGATCAAGTAATTTGGTCTGAGCAAAATCGTTTACACATTTCGTATAACGCATGTACAATCGCAGCTAATAACGACGCTACTGTAATTATTGGAGACAATGCTGCAGGAGGCTCTAGTATTGTTGGTGGAACTGGAAAACACCACGCAATCCGTAAAAATGCGTTAATCGTAGTTCTTGATCCTGATACAGGTACTGAGCAAAAAGCTTTTGTAAGCGCCGTTACAGGCACTACTGTTGAGGCTCACCCATTTGGGTCAGCAACATGGTCAGCTGCTCTTGTTGCCGCAGATGCTTTAAAAGTATTTGTATTTGGTTCTGAATTTGGAAAAGGAACTTCTGGAATGGAAGGTTCAGTAGATCCTGAGTTTACTCAGTTTAATAACTCGCCTATTATCATTAAAGATCATTATGGTATTAATGGTTCTGACACTGCTCAGATCGGTTGGGTTGAAGTTGCTACAGAAGACGGAACATCTGGATATCTATGGTATCTAAAAGCTGAATCAGAAACAAGACTGCGTTACCAAGATTACTTAGAAATGACAATGGTTGAGGCTGAAAAAGCTGACAGCACACTAGCTGGTATTTCTGCAAACTCGCAATCTGTAAAAGGTACTGAAGGGCTTTTCGCTGCGCTTAATAGCCGTGGAAATGTATATTCAGCTTTTCCTGCAACACTAGATTCTTTTGACGAAATCCTTAAAAACCTAGATGGTCAAGGCGCAATTGAAGAAAACATGCTTTTCTTAGATCGTACTACTAATCTAGCTTTTGATGATATGCTTGCGGGGCTTTCTGCTGGTGCAAATGGAGGTACTGCTTATGGTATATTTGAAAACTCTGAAGAAATGGCTTTGAATCTTGGATTCACTGGCTTCCGCAGAGGTTCTTATGATTTCTACAAAACTGACTGGAAATACTTAAATGACGCATCAACTCGTGGATTTGACAGCAGCTATAATACTGCAGGTGAAGATTCAATTGATGGTGTTCTTATTCCAGCAGGTACTTCTACTGTATATGACCAAATCCTTGGTACTAATATTCGACGACCATTCCTTCACGTACGTTACCGTGCTTCTGAAGCTGATGATCGAAGACTTAAAACTTGGATCACAGGTTCAGTAGGTGGAGCATTTACTTCAAGCGAGGATGCAATGAATGTACACTTCTTGTCAGAAAGATGTTTGTGTGTTCAAGGTGCTAACAACTTCGTATTGTTGAAGAAATAAGCATTATCCTTTTAAAAAAAATTACCCTCGTTTAACCGCGGGGGTAGTTTTTATTTTTATTAAAACTTTTATTATATTATATCATGGCAAAAAAAGCTATAGCAGAAGAAACAATTGAGGTTGCACCTCAAGAAATAGTTAAGGCTAAAACTGTAAAAAAAGAGCCAAAAGGACCAAAATGGGAAATTAAAGATAGACACTACTATTTAGTAGATTCTTCTCCATTAACTTATACTGTACCAGCCAGACATTCTAGACATAGATCGTTGCTTTGGTTTGATTCAGAAAAAAATGAACAAAGAGAACTTAGATATGCGACTAATCAAAATTCTCCATTTGTTGATGAACAAAAAGGCGAAGCTACGTTAGGACATATTATGTTTAAAAATGGGCATTTATTTGTACCTAAAGAAGAACAAGCATTACAAAAACTCCTTTCTTTATATCACCCCTTTTTAAGTAAAAGATATGTAGAACATGATTCTGTTGTTGAGGCAGGCGATCAACTTGATAATATTGAAATTGAACTTGAAGCATTAAACGCGGCAATGTCTATGGATGTTGATATGGCTGAAGCTATAGTACGTGTTGAATTAGGAAGTTCAGTATCAAAAATGAGTTCAAAAGAATTAAAAAGAGATTTACTTTTATTTGCTAAAAGAAATCCTGGGCTATTTTTAGAGCTTGCAAATGATGAAAATGTTCAGCTTCGTAATTTTGCAATTAAAGCAAAAGAAGCAAATATTATTAAACTTTCACAAGACCAAAGAGTCTTCTCTTGGGCATCAAATGACAAAAAACTTATGACAGTACCATTTGATGAAAACCCATATTCAGCTTTTGCCGCCTTCCTGCAAACAGATGAAGGCGTTGAAGTTTATAAATCAATTGAGAAAAAGTTTGCATAACGCGTAATACTAATATAGAGCGGTAGCGTTATGTTGCCGCTCTTTATTAAAATAAAAATATGGCTATAAATGTAAATACCGTATATCAAACGGTTTTATCTATTTTAAATAAAGAACAGCGGGGCTATATGACCCCAGATGAATTCAACAAAGTGGCTACTCAGGTGCAATTAGAAATTTTTGAAAGTTATTTTAATGATTTAAACCAACAGCTTAGAGTGCCACAAACAAATGTTGAATACGCTGACAGACAAAAAAATGTAGATGAAGGCTTAGCTATATTTAAACAATTTGGAAATACATTTACAACTGCTGCTGGAAAAGTTTTAACAGCAACTGTTACTAATGGAGGGACCGGATATAGTAATGGAACAAATGTCGCTACTACTGGGGGTGGAGGTTCAGGACTTACTGTAAATACTACAACATCTGGAGGTGTAATACAGTCAGTTACTATAGCTAATGGTGCATCGGGTTATTCAGCTACAAATACAGTAACAGTAACAGGTGGCAATACAAACGCAACTTTAACAATAAACACCGTTAACCCTGATTTATACTTTTCGCCTCCATCAAATACATATAAACTAGGCACGGTTATTTATAATAATACTGTAGAGCTTCAAAAGGTTAATAGAAACGAATATCTTTATTTAAACGCATCTTCTTTAACTAAACCCACAACAGATTTTCCTGTATATATATACGAAAGAGCTACACAAGGATCCGGAGGAAGCAATACTGGTCAACCTCATATTTATGTATATCCAACAACTATTACATCTGCAAGTGATATAAAAGTTTCTTATATAAGAAAACCATCTGATGTTGTTTGGGGCTTTTCTATTGGTAATTTAGGGCAATATTTATATTCGTCTAGCGTTTCAACTCAGTTTGAGCTAATAGAATCAGAACAAACAAATATTATATTAAGAATATTAGCATATGCAGGTATTATAATAAAAGACCCTCAAATTGTACAGGTTGCGGCACAAGCCGTTCAGTCCGAACAAATAAATTCTAAAAGTTAATATATGGCAGCACCTGATGGCGGATTAATAACGCAAACTAATGAGCAATACTACACCGGCAATGATTACGGCAGCTACAGATATATTTCTATAACAGATCTTATTAATAACTTTTTAATGATACACGTTGGAGATGGTAAGCTTATACCGTCTGTCAATAGAAATGAAGTAATATTTCATGCTAAGCGCGCAATGCAGGAGTTTAGCTACGACACTTTAAAAAGTATTAAATCTCAAGAATTAACAATCCCAAATAACCTTACTGTGGCAATACCACAAGATTTTGTTAATTATGTTAAAGCATCGTGGACAGATAGCTTAGGTGTTAAGCATAGTATATACCCTACTCGCCTTACAAGCAATCCCACCGAGATACCTGTACAAGATGGGCAGGGAATACCTACTCAAGATTTAAGCGGCAATAACTTAGAAGGTACTTCTATCACAGAAGAAAAATGGGAGGCTGCAGATATGAAAAAAATAACAGGTGGTTATGACGAAAACTTTTCAGATGCAGCTATAGATGATTTTTCTAAGCATAGATTAGGGGTTGGCCAAAGGTTTGGTTTGAATCCGGAAACAACGCAAATAAATGGTTTTTTTACAATAAACGAAAGAGAAGGTAAATTTGCTTTTTCTAGTGATTTAGTTGATAAGATAATAATTTTGGAGTATATATCTGATGGACTGGCTTACAGTACAGACATGAAAGTTCCTAAATTAGCTGAGGAATCTTTTTACGCATACATAACTCATGCTGTTATTTCTGGTAGAGCTAATCAACCTGAGTATATTGTACAAAGACTTAAAAAAGAAAAAAGAGCTAAACTTAGAAATACTAAGTTAAGAATATCAAATATTAAACTTGAGGAAATTTCGCAAGTATTTAGAAATAAATCTAAAATAATTAAACACTAATGCCTGAAGTTAAAAATGCCTTCATAAAATCTAAGATGAACAAAGACCTAGACGCACGTTTATTGCCGTCTGGGGAGTATAGGCATGCTATTAATGCGCAAGTAAGCAGATCCGAAGGCTCAGACGAGGGGGCTTTAGAAAACATATTAGGAAATATATCTGTTGTAGATTTTGAGCCAAACGTGCCAAATTTAAGTTCTATTGGATTTTTAACAGATGAAGCAAGAGGATTGATATTTGTTTTTTTAACAGACAATAGCTCAGAAGCGTATATTGATTCTAACGCCGGTTCAAACCATTATATATATCAGTACAACATAAACAATAGCACCGCTACATTACTTGTAACAGGCAAATTTTTAAATTTTTCTAAACTATATCCAATAACAGGAGTTAATATTTTAGAAGAATTATTATTTTTTACAGATAACAGAAATCAGCCTAGAAAAATAAATATTGAATCAGCGGCAGGCGGATCATATTATACAACAGAAGATCAACTATCTGTTGCAAAATATAATCCATATTTGCCAATGTACCTATATAAGAAAAACCCGCTTTCTACATCGGCTGTTCAATATGAAACTACGATGAAAGATGTTGTTAGTCAGTATTTACCAGACGGAACAACGACTAATCCTTATCGTAATCTTACGTATTCAGGCGACTCTAAATTTATAGAAGATAAATTTATAAGATTTAGCTATAGATTTAAATTTGATGACGGTGAATACTCTATATTTGCACCATTCACACAGTCCTGTTTTATTCCAAAACAAGATGGTTACTTTTTTGACGAAGATCAACAAGAAGCGTTCGAGTCAAGTATTGTTACCTTTATGGAAAATAAAGTAAATAATATTGAACTAATAATACCGCTTCCAGGGGCCGCAAACTCAATAGAATCAAATTTTCTTATAAAAGAAATTGATATTATTTCAAAAGAATCAGACGGGCTAGCGGTTAGCGTTGTTGATACAATACCTATTTCTGTAATAAGTGGCGCGGGGTCAGATGACTATTATACATATAACTATACAAATAAAAAGCCATATAAAACTTTACCGGAAAAAGATTTAATAAGAGTATACGATAAAATACCGGTTAGAGCTTTGTCTCAAGAGGTCGCTAGTAATAGAATAATATATGGTAATTTTCAAACAAAGCACACACCTCCCGCCTCCTTAGACTATAATGTAGCAATCACCGAAAAAGCGGGATTTGATTTAAAAATAGGTACCGCAAATGTTAATGGTCCTGTTACTGGCAGCACCACGGTAAATATTGATAATGTACTAGCTGGATTTACTCCTTATGTCGGTGCTGTTGTATCTGGGTCTGGTATTACAAGCACTATTATTGTTACAAATTACGCAGCGCCAGTATTAACGCTTAACACAGCAGTATCATTAGCTGATAATACTGTATTGACATTTAACCCTCAAGGTCAAGTTGAAACCTCAACAAGTTTAATAGAATATCCCAACAGTTCCCTAAAAACAAATAGACAATATCAAATTGGTTTTGTTTTATCAGATAGATACGGTAGACAATCCGGCGTTATACTTTCTAATAGCACTACATCACTTACGGTTGGCACAGAAACATATCTAGGCTCAACCGTATATGCGCCATACATAACACAACAAATTGCATCTAATGAATGGAAGGGTCAATCAATAAAAGTTTTACTGAACCAATTAATACCTACGGGAGGTTCAGAATTATACCCTGGCCTTTATAATGGTGATGCTAACGACTCTTTGTATAATCCATTAGGTTGGTACAGTTATAAAATAGTTGTAAAACAAACAGAACAGGAATATTATAATGTTTATGCCCCAGGAGCACTAAAAGGCGATGCTACTCTTAATGCAACAACAGGTAGGGAAACGTCCTATATATCGCTTATAAATGATAATATAAATAAGGTACCTAGAGATTTAGCAGAGGTTGGCCCGCAAGATAAATCGTTTAGAAGCTCAGTTCGTTTATATGGACGTGTTAATAACGAAGACCCGGATGGCACGCCTAGATATTCTTTTATTGGAAGTGGTAATAGGCAATTTTATCCAGAAAAAAATTCCTTTACTGTAAATAACATACAGGATTTATTTGATTTGTTTAATTATAACAATACAAGTCCACCAGTTGCCAATTCGGATAATATATTTTTATTTTACAATAATAACGCAAATCCAATAGTTGGTGAAATTACCACAAGTTTTGATAGCAATTTGCAATTTGGAACACCTGCGCCGGCAGGGCAAGGCGCTACTTTTACAACTATTGAAAATTTAGCTGTTTTTGAAACAGAACCTGTTGAATCAAAGTTAGATATATTTTGGGAAACTACATCAGCTGGCCTTATTTCAGATCTAAATTCAGCTGTAGCAAACTCTTCGAGTAGTATTGTGGCATTTTTTAGCAGCTTTAACACATCACCATTTAATGAAGGTATTGCTGGTGGGGCTGATATACTAGCCGCTGACTTTAGAATAGTAGATAATTTTGGAGCAGACGTTACAGCTACAATAG